TCAATTAAAGAGTTTGGATGGACTAATCCTATATTAGTTGATGGTGATAACGGAATTATTGCAGGTCATGGTCGTATTATGGCGGCTAAAAAGCTAGGCATGACTGAAGTGCCTGTCATTGAATTAGCACATCTATCCAAAGAACAACGCAAAGCATTAATCATTGCAGACAATAAACTAGCTTTAAACTCTGATTGGGATACAAACCTATTAGCTATTGAGTTAAAAGACCTACAAGATTTAGGTTTTGATTTAAATTTAACAGGGTTTGCTGAAAACGAATTAAGTAATATTATAGAAACTAAAAACTTTGATGTTGGAACTATAGAAGATCAAGGTAAATTAGATGAGATTAAACCAAAATATGTAGCTTGCCCTGATTGTGGGCATGAATTTGATGCAAACGACAAAACCACGCATACGCATTGATTGGGCTACACATGAAGCTGCAAAATATGCTTGTGTAAATTGGCATTATAGTAAATGTTTGCCGGTTGGTAAGTTAGTTAAAGTTGGCGCTTGGGAAAATGATAAGTTTATTGGCGTTGTTGTATTTGGCAGAGGTGCAAATAAATCATTAGGCGAACCTTATGGCTGTTCTCAATTAGAATGTTGCGAACTTGTAAGAATAGCTATGACAGATCATATAACACCTGTATCAAAGATTATGATGATAGCAATTAAGTTTTTAAAGTCTGCACATAAAGAATTAAAATTGATTGTATCATTTGCAGATATAGAAAAAGGTCATCATGGTGGCATATATCAAGCTACTAATTGGATTTATGCAGGTAAAACTAATTCTGCTGATGAATATCTATATAATGGCAAAAGATGGCATGGAAGAGCATTTAGAAAATCTTTAGGTTCTCATTTGAATTATTTGGATAAAGGTCTTGAAATAGTAAAAGGCGCACAAAAACATAGATATTTGATGCCTTTAAATGAAGAAATGAAGATTAAAGTGTCTAAATTAGCACAAGAGTATCCGAAGCGTATTAAAGAGCAGGCGTTAGAGAACCCCTCTAATCTGGAAGGTGCAACTCCTATCAATACGCTCCATTTAACAAAACCTGTAACAGTATGATTAAAAAGAAATTATTTTAAACACTTTTGGTCAATAAAAAGATGCTAGAACACGTTCCTACCGATAAGACAAAAGAGCAAGTATTAAGCGCTTCAGGGTTAGGATTGCCTCAACTGCAAATAGCTGCATTGTTAGGCATATCTGATGTCACCTTGCGTAAGCATTACGAGAAAGAATTAGCTGTGGGTAAAGCAACTGCGTCTGCTAACGTGGCTAAATCTTTATACAATAAAGCCTTATCAGGTGACACGACTGCTGCAATATGGTGGACTAAAGCCCAAATGGGTTGGGGTGAAACCAACACAACACGATTAGCAAATGGCGATGGTTCTAACCTAGAAGGCTTGGAGATGGTATTTGTCAAACCTGACGACAATAGAACAGGAAGTTAAGGATAAATTAGGGAAAGTTCAATATCCCTATAAATTATCTTGCTTATTTGAGCCTGCACGATACAAAATCCTTTATGGTGGTCGAGGCGGTGCAAAATCATGGGGAGTTGCTCGCGCTTTATTATCGTTAGGCACAAAGAAAAACAATCCTATTAGGGTATTATGCGCCAGGGAGTTTATGACTTCTATGAAAGATTCTGTGCATAAGCTTTTATCAGATCAAATTAATGAATTAAAACTTAATTTCTTTTACGATATTACTCAAAACTCTATTCGTGGGCTAAATGGCACAGAATTTGCCTTTGTTGGACTTAAAAACAATGTAGCTAATGTTAAGTCATACGAAGGTATAGATATATGCTGGGTAGAGGAAGCGCAAACTGTATCCAAAACATCATGGAATGTTCTTATTCCTACTATCCGTAAAGAAAAGTCAGAGATTTGGATAACTTTTAACCCTGAATTAGAATCAGACGAAACCTATCAAAGATTCGTGGTTAATCCACCACAGGATTCAATTGTTCAAAAGATTAATTGGCAGGATAACCCATGGTTTCCTGAAACATTAAGGCTAGAAAAAGACGCATTAAAGAATCGTGACCCTGCTGCTTACAATAATGTTTGGGAAGGCCTATGCAGATTAACTGTAGATGGCGCTATATTTGCTAATGAAATGAATATGGCAGAGCTACAAGGCAGAATTACACGAGTGCCTTATGACGCTACCAAGCCTGTTCATGCTGTATTTGATTTAGGTTGGGCAGATCATACAGCTATTTGGTTTGTTCAATTTATAGGCATGGAAACAAGATTAATTAATTATTTGCAAGATACGCAAAAAACTATGAGCCATTATTTGCAAGAACTGCAAAAATTAGGCTATGTTTACGACACTATTCACTTACCACATGATGCAGAAAGCAAAAATATTGCGTCTAATGGTCGTTCTATTGACGATATTGTAAGAGCCGCAGGATATAAAACTAACATTTTACCTAGAGTTCCTGTGGTTGATTCCATAAACGCAGCACGAACCATATTCAGTTCTTGTTATTTTGATAGAGAAAATTGCGCAGATGGGTTACAATGCTTGCGTCATTACCGATATGAAGTTGACCCTGATTCAGGTCAATTTAGTAGAACGCCACTCCATGATGTTTATTCACATGGAGCTGACGCATTTAGATATATTGGATTAATGATTCAAGATAAGAAAGAACAGAAAGTCCGTAAACAAACATATACTCCTGGCGTAAGCTGGATGGGATAAAACATGGCAAGAATGAAAAAAACTCAAGTTGTTGATAACGATCCAAGAATCCAAGACGCGATTCAATTCTTACAGTTTGCTAATGAAGCAGACCAAATGAATAGAAGTGAAGCGTTAGAGGATTTAAAGTTTGCAGCAGGTGACCAATGGCCTGTAGAAATTCAAAATTCAAGAGTTTTAGAAGCAAGACCATGTTTAACAGTCAATAAAGTTGATGCGTATTGCCGTCAACTCACTAACCAAATGCGTCAACAACGCCCTCGCATGAAAGCGCATGGCATGAACAATGAAACAGACGCAAAGATGGCAGAGATTATTTCAGGTATCTTCCGTCACATTGAAGTTCAATCCGATGCAGACCAAGCTTATGACAAAGCTGGTGATTTTGCAGTTCGTATGGGTTGGGGATATTGGCGAGTAACTACAGACTACGTTAAAGACGATTCATTTGACCAAGAAATCTATATTAGAGCTATTGATAACCCTTTTACTGTTTACTTTGACCCTAATTCAGTCATGCCTGATGGATCAGACGCAGAAAAAGTATTAATTACCACAGTTATCAGTAAAGAAAACTTTAAGAAAATGTATCCTAATGCCGAAGTTGAGCAAGGATTCACAATGCGAGGCACAGGCGACACTAATCCTGAATGGGTTATGAAAGAGGATATTAGACTAGCTGAATACTTCTATACTGAACGCAATCCTATTAAGATTCATTTATTATCAGACGGAACAACAGTTAAATCATCAGAATTGCCACCACAAGACGTTTTAGACATTGCAGGCATTACAATCGTTGAAACAAGGGACTCATACGAGAAAAAGATTAGATGGTGCAAATTAACTTCTATGGAAGTATTAGAAGAAGGCGAATGGGCAGGTAAATACATTCCTATTATTCCTGTTTATGGTCAAGAAACCGTAGTTGAGAATAAGAAAAAGAAATTTGGTATTGTAAGAATGGCCAAAGACCCACAAAGAATGTATAACTTTTGGCAAACTTCACTTACCGAGTCAGTTGCATTAGCACCTAAAGCTAAATGGTTGCTTGCTGAAGGTCAAGATGAAGGCCATGAGAACGAATGGGCTATGGCTAATATCAAATCTATGCCTGTTTTACGCTATAAACAAACAGACATTGATGGTAAACCTGCACCTGCTCCACAAAGATTACAACCTGAACCACCACCAGCAGGTATTATGGCGGCTGCTCAATCAATGACTACAGACTTAATGCAAGTTGTAGGTATATTTGACCCAGCTCAATTACCTCAAGGCAATATTTCAGGCAAAGCCCTACAAGGTCAGCAACAACAAGTTGATTTAACCAATTTCCATTACTATGACAACTTAACTCGTTCTATACGCCAAACAGGTCGCGTCATTCTAGACTTAATT